CTTCCTCCAAATCGGAATATGGAAAAACGATGTACTGTAACGTTGACATAAGTTATTTTATAAATGTTATTTTGTTAATAATTTCGTTCAAATTCGCTGTGGGGAATGTAATGTATTTCATAATTGCTATTAAAACGTTTTATTTGCGATTAGGAAGGAAGCAATTTTTTTAGCTATTTCCTTGAATCCTTTTTTAGGGTGTGTACCATCACTATCATTAAAGTATTGGCTGAAATTATACTTATTCCACCCCAACGTATTATACATATCACAGCATGGGATATGGTTAAGTCTTACTTCATTTTCAATAGCTTCACTAAAATCTTTAAGTGTCCCATTTTTCAATGAGTCAGAGGTGTTAGGCTCATTGCTTCCTGATTGTGGAAGATATGGTTGTTCAGTGCTACCCATCCTATCACTCCAATACCTATCATCCCATTCGGAAATAGAGTAAGACGAATATCGAACAATAGGGGTGAACCAATAGATTTTCACATGAGGGTATGTCGATGATAACAATCTTATAATTTCATTGACAGCTCCTAAAGTCTTACCAATATCCGTACTTCCACTCTCACCTAAAGTCGCAGAATATGAAGGCCAGTCATTTGTTCCTGCAAAAACTGTAACTGCATCAACAGAATCCCAATCTACGGACTTCAACAACTCAATTATAGCTGTTTTATCACTATTTTTAAGCTCCTTCAAATAGGTCGCAGCATTTTCTTGCATAGTGAAATCCTGGGAGCAAGCGGCTTTCACCATGTTTATAACATCCAGTGCGGCATATCCCTGCAATTCGCTAGTAGGAGTTTCTACAGGGTGGGTCCTCTGGCGAATCTGTGTGCCCCCAATACCTACATTAAACACTTTTGCACCATAAAATTTCTCGATATAATCACTATAACTACGACCTTTATCATCTTTAAGCTCTGTAATACTATCTCCAAATGCTACAATTTTAGAACCTTTCAAATCTATGTTATTTAGTATATATTCCATAGAATCAGGAGTCGTGTAAGTAAATGAATAATCTACAGGTTCGATTACCTCATCATCAATACTCGTAGAATAGATATATAAATAAGGATATCCGGGCTGAATATTAATTTCTATTTCAGTATCAAATGATTGATTTTTGAGGTAAACCTTAAGTGTTCCGGATTGGCTATCCTTGTAATATATATTAAAAACAGGAACTGTAGGAGAAGCACATTGAACTTTCAAAAAAATAGGTAATTTCATGTTGGGAAAAGGGACATAAATAGCTATTCTTTTCATAGTAGATTGAAGCACTTCTTTGCGAATAATACCATCTAACGCTATTCTTATATTTTCGTTGTTTCGGTCGATAGCTTGTGCATATTCAATCCAAGCCTTTTCGGTAGTTCCGATTTCCTGTATCTTTTCTAAATTTTCCATATCATTCGTTTTTAATTAATGTTTCATTTGAAATTAAAGTCTCGTTATTCAGCATTGTCAAGTAGCTGGAGATAACAAGGTTTATCTTTTGAGGGGATTTGACTATCTTTCCCGTAATCTCGTAAACGCCATTGTCACCGGATATGGATATATCACTGATAGCATTGCACGATACCTCCATTAGCTTATCAGAGGTATTTGGCAACGTTACAGTGATGGTAACCATGCTATCTACAGAGATATATTCTCCGGGATTAACAGAATAGGTTATGGAAGAATAAGGTAGATTACTCTTCACTATCGGTCTAAACTCCACCATATCCGGATACAGCGTACCCAGCTTATGCTTCTTCAACTGGCGCTCTATCAAGAACTCGGACATACTATAAGGGAAGGACATGAGAGAGTAGATAGCTCCGTTGAAGAAACGAGAATCATTATCTCGAATCGTGCCTAACCACATATCAGTTCCATCTTCTGCTGCACCTGCTGTTATAGATTGCCCGCAATAAGAGTATTTAGATAAATAAGATATACTTCTAGTAGAAATAAATTTTAGACCAGAAGTAGCTTGACCAAAACTATAAACACTATTTCCGGCAGTTTCCACAAATGCCCCCGGATTATTCTTTGACAATATAGCTCCAATATTAGCAAATATTTCTCTATCGGTTACTACCGTATAATCCTTGTAAACAGGCATCCCTGTCACCTTACCGAAGTCATTTACTCCGTCAAGGCAGAGAGCACCTGCGTGGGAAGGGATTTGTGTGATGGTTATATTGCATGGTTCATTTACAATTCCCGGAATACCTCCAAATCTTAATGTTAAATCCGTAGCTCCATCAGGTAAAATATATGAATATACACCATCTTGTTTTATATCATTATATATAATTCCCGTAGAAGTAGTGTACTTTATCTCCAAATGCAGCCCTATTGATTGCATCAATTCTGATACACCATTAACATTAATGGAGTAAGTACCATTAACAGTTGGATAATTTACAATAGTTGAATACGTATTGGCAATAGTTGCCGTGACTTTCCAATTAGGATAATTATACTTCCCAATACCACTATCCCCATCCCAAGCTAGATTGTTCAACTGAATATCCCTACCATTACCGGAAAAGTCAATCAGCTTATCGCCAAACTCTGCGTGGTTCTCGTTGGTGATTCCTTGTTTCTTGACATCACATAGTATATCAGGTTTAAGAGTTCTATCCAAGTTGAAGTAGGCGATTACTTGATGAATCCAGTCTACAGGGACGTTTTCTTTATTAAAAACAAAAGTACCATAATATGCATAACTGCTGTCTTCAAGCCCGATGGTTAACTTCGAATCAAAGGTAGTATATTGAACAGCTTGTAGCTTCTCTTTGTCTCCAAGCTCCACGATCTTTTCACCACTACTGCTAGTCCCTGCCATAAAGGTTTGACCGGAATAATCGCTTACTTGGATTCCGCCATCTCCTATGATATTATACTTTCCTGTGCCTGATATGTGGGTTATTAAACTCACCACCGTAATCTCATTACTTCCTCCCAGCATCTCCTGTACGGTTTTGGTGGAAGTAATCATATCATTCACTCCGTCGGTGACGAATGCACCCTCGAAAGAGGGGATTTGCTCGATAGTTATATTACAATCTCCTTTATAACCAAATATCGCAAATCTAAAATTAGTAGCAAAAACTCCTTCATGCGCAGAAGAAGAAGGTAAATCATAAGTACCATCAGAATAATATGTTTTTCTTACATATTGGTCTGAATCATCTAAATAAGTAAAGGTTAGTCTAGCACCAACTTCATCCAATCCTCGTACTCGTATTTTTACAGAATCAATAGCTGGTAGACTTTTCCCCCAACTATAAACTACATTTCCATCAGATTCTTGTTTAATCTTACTGATTTTAATAAATTTATAATCAGTTGTAAGCACTGATTGGTCTGTCCTATCTAAAGAATTAAAGTCAACTTCATACTTCCCAAACCCGCTATTAAGCTTGAAAGCTGCGTTACTAATCACAAACGGATTGTCAGGGTCCACCAAGTTCTTGACAACAGCCCTGTCCGGATCGTCGTTGCTCTTACCGTAGCAGATGCACACAGCTTTCAAGGATGCTAAGACTTCCGGGTCGATGTAAGGACGGTCGGAAGCAGCTCCCGGAACTCCCAACTTAATCGCATTGATGCGGATAGGATCAAGCCCTATCCGGTCAAGCCTAATCGGATTTAATCCTATCGCTCCCATTATTCTTCAGATTCAAAGTATTGAGCCTTGACAGGCTGCGTTTCACATTCAACCTTGATGTATTGTCCGGGTATAAGACCGACAACGGGACGGGCGAAATTCAGAGTAGTGAAATTTCTAGTCTCTACAACAGAGTATTTTTCTCCATCATAGCTTATATAAACAGCCAGCTTCCCGGATTCTTTAAACTCTAGCTGGAGCCCAATGGTTTCTGAATTTACCTGAATGGCATCGCTTAGATAACGCTTTTCTGCGATCTGGCTAAATGTGATATCTGTTGATTTCATGATTGTTCCTCCTATTTTTTTGCTGTTATTACTGTATTTCGTAAGAAATTCGGGTACTCTTCCCGCACATCAAAACAAGGACACGCCTTGATATATTCAGCCGGTTCTACCTCACCTGAATCGTCTAGGTCGGGTGAAGTATCACGATGTCCGAGAAGCTCGATGATAGGATACTCTTTGCAAAGCTTGTCAATCAGTTGCCGCAAACTAGCCTTTTGAGCCGGAGTGCGAGTGTCTGCGGGCTTTCCATTTGCATCCAGTCCGCCAACATAACAAATGCCGATCGAGTGCTTGTTATACGATTTACCGGAAAATCCCTTTGTGTTACAATGTGCTCCATCAACGGTGAGCGGTCTGCCCTCTTCGATCATTCCGTCCAGGTCGATTACATAATTATAACCGATCTGATTGAATCCCCTTGCCCGGTGCATCCGGTCAATGTCCTTTGCTCGCAAGTCTTGCCCGGCACGTGTTGCCGAGCAGTGAATGATGATTGAGTCTATATCTTCTCTCTTCATATTATTTCCTCCTATAATATCAATGTTAATACTCCCAACGCCAGCCCCACACAATCACAGATGATGTCTTTAATTGAAAACTCTGTTTTCTTGCAGTACTTGTCGTACACTTCCTTTAGGATGAAGATCACGACGGTTATAATGATTGCTAACCACAGTGGCGTATATTTCGATAGCCATATTACCAGGTTCTGGCAGACTATAATGTGAGCCATGCCGTCTATGCCGATCTTGGATAGAAGCTTGCTGGCTAAGGCGCTGATTTTATTTATCATACTACTAGTTTTAAATCTTTCAAAGTTTCATTAATCCTATGAATGCCTGCATCGTAATACTCTTTATCAATTTCAAAACCAATAAACTTTCGATTGGTATTGATACAAGCCACAGCAGTAGAACAACTTCCAGAGAACGGATCTAATACGACATCACCTAGTTGCGTGACTAATGCTAATAGCCGTTCAATCAACCTAACCGGCTTCTGGGTAGGGTGTATTGCGGAGTAATGATCTCGTGCACATTTTATAATCGACTTTTCATTTAATCCAAATTCCATTGATTGCATAACATTGCAACATCTATCACCAGTTTTACGTTTATCCGAGTTTATTCCAAATTTTGTAAACGTTTCGCAGTCTGTTCTATCTACCCTAATAATTGTTTTCTCATTCATGCCTTGTTCAAACATACGCATGACAGATACACATCTATCTTCCTTAGTAATATCAGATGATATTGATATGTTGTTTGCTTCCCAGCTATCAGAAGTATCCCGACAGTTGTTCTCTAAATTTTTTTTAACAGATTCCATTGATTTAGATTGAGTAAATACCGAACGCAACCTCTTGATGTCCTGTATTACACTTGCTATGTCGTACTGTTTCATCTCAAGATACGGAACTTTGCATTTATTAATAGTAGCTTTAGGCATTGAATTAATAGATATGGTTTCATGTACCCTAGATAATCGCATTAATGGTGAAGTGCAATAACCTTTATCCCAGATAATTTCCTCTTTAAATTTAAGTCCTAAATCTGATAGAATGGTATTCCAGCGATAAAATGACGTACCGCGACCGAACAGAACGATAAATCCCGTAGGCTTTAACACCCGTTTAAATTCTGTGAATAAAGCGTGCTCATCAAACGGACGATCTAATTTCTGCCCCTTCAAATAGAGATAGGGTGGGTCGGTTAAAATGCAGTCTATACTTGCATCAGGAATGCGTTTTATACCCTCAAGACAATCCTCGTTATATATTTTATTTATTTGATTCATGTATTTCCTCTTTTTCGATTATATCCTTCACATCTTCCTTATCAACCTTAAACACCTTCTTACCAAACACACCCAAAGCCCCGATAAGATTGATGTTAATCCCCTTTGGCTTCAGTATATTCCCAACTATCGAGCATCCCTCTATGAAGCATACCAATAAGCAGGAATACACATCTATAGGATATTCATTGTGGCTTGCTACGCTAATCATGCAGACCATGCAGACGAAAGCAAAGTAAGTGACCATCTTTCCCATAGTGGCACGGATCGCACGTGAGAATCTTACCTTTTCACCCATTAGTATACTTTTCCTTACTCCGAATAGGAGATCACAGAGGATTACAGCACATGAGACAATCAGCCACGGAATCATATTTTGCAATGATTCGGCAACAAATGCAGTGGCTATTGCGGCAAATCCTCCGGTTGTGGTATGTACTATTGCTTCTTTCATAAGATACAAGTTAGATAAACGGTTAACAACGAAACTACCTCTATCCAGAACATAGGCTTTCTCTTTATGAAGTCAGAGATGAAATTGCCGGTCCAGTGCTCACTCATGGAGATAACCATGTAAGCGATGAATCCAGCCCATAGTAAAAGCCAATACCAAGAATTGCAACCTACCCATATCTGGGAGAAGATCAAAGACATGGCAGCGCCGATACAGTGAGGAACTTTTTGTTCTGTTCGAAAATTAGGAGATACCCCCAATACAATCATCCCGACAACCGAAAGGAATACAAGAAACTGGCTGTTTTCCGTACTTGCTTCAAATGCTGCCGGAAGAAGCAATGCACCGGAGCCGATCATGCACAAACCGAACCAAAACTTATGCGTCAGGGCATAGTAGGTGTCACTGATAGAGTAAGGAATTTCCTCCATCTTTTTAATCATTGCAAAGACGTAGCCGGCAATGAGGATGAACGACATTAATACTAGTAGAATCATAGCTTTATCTGTTTATAGTTTATAATACAAAATTGAGTTTCTCCGGATAACCGGTTTTATAATTATAGTAATTAACCTCTTCTTTGCTAAGCAAATTTTTCACGGCTGCAATATGAGCCTGTGTAGTATTGTAGCAATCAAGAGCGTATAATTCTAATTGGTCAAGCATATTTAAAGCGTCATTTACGGGAATTACATACTTCTCCGCATTGTACCACAAAGTAGTATATACCCGGCCCGCTTCTTTTTCTATGTTTATTGAGTTGACTAATCCTACACGGGTGTCTTTATCCAGCCATATTTGTTTTCCGTCCAGCGTCAAGGAGTTTACAGCATCCGACTTGTCGTAAGCGTTGATCTCTGCGATCTTTATCTCTTTCAATTCATCAATGGTGTACTCATGCTCAACCAATACCGGGTAACCGCTTTCGTTCTCCTTGATTTCTTTTCCGGATGATTGACCGTCAAGCAATTCCTGCCAGTACTCCACCGATATTTCTACTGCTCCTTCTTGTGGTTTATCATAGAAACCATTTTTCCAATATATTTTTCCCATAATATTACCTCCTTATTTCCATCTACCAATTGCAAACCATGTAAAATTCCAGCTAGTCCAAACAATAGCCGGAGTTGAATTTATTCCACGGGTGAGAACTCTACAATATGATGTATATTTACCATTAAGGTCATACCCCGGAGCATATATAAAAGATTCACCTGTATTATTTACTGCTCCAGTGAAATAAATGTTATAATCAGTATTATAGAAACTGGTAGGAAAATACAGATTAATTGCCCCCCCGGTTGCTCCGACTCTTGTCCCCCACTGTATCAAAAGCCCATTATTGAACTTGGCATAACCATTTGCTCCCAAAGAAACCGTCATGGCGTTGGAAAGGTCGGCTTTAGCCAAGTTGGGTATCATTGCCAATAGTTCTTCAATCCTAGCTCCCGAATATTGACTGTTATAATCACTCATAGAACTTACTCTTTATAACGTTAAACGTACTGCCGTCAGACAGTATAAACCGTCCTTCGGTCACTGCAAATGCCTGTCTTTTCCCTTCTTGAGATACCGTAGTAGAAACGGAAACCGGATTATTGCCCTTAGTAGTCGAGAACACGACAGTTTGTTGCCTGTCCAATCCTTCATTGGCAACATCGCTCATTACGCTTGCGACTCCATTAGAGCCGGGCGTAATGACAATGCTTCCTTCTCCTTCCTTCCAAGGTACAAGTATATCCATTATGCGGCAGTCCAAGAAGTGTTAGACGTAACAGTAACGGAAACAGCTGAACCGTTTTGAGGAATTGTAATTTCTGTTGGGGAAACGGATAGTTTTGCGTCTCCTGCTGCCTGTTTGATTGCAATCTGTACAGCCTGACCACCGTTTGCGGTCACTTTTAATGTTCTTACAATTTCTTCAATGGTTTCATTTGCTGGGAATTCAAGTTCTATGGAGAATGGGAACTCTGCTGTAGCACCTGGGTCACCTGTGATGCTAGCCGCATTATCTGTCTGTGTCCCATTCGCACTATATTTCGCTGGGATGGCAACATCTGATACGCTACCCGCCCATGCAAAGGTCAGCTTTTGGGAATTAGTCTTACCTTCAACTGTGACGGTTCCGGCAGCTTTGGGTGCTGACATTTCCGCTCCGTTATCAAAAGATGCAAACTCGGATTTAGGAGTTTGAGTTACTTTATAAGTTGCAGGAGTAGATACCCCGACACCCGTTATTGTTACCGTACCGGTTCTAGCTGTACGACCTGTATGAGCACTTGCACTGTTTGCAATTGTCCCATTTCCGCTTCCAGTTGAAGGGTTTAAATTTAACCAACTAGGCTTTGCCATAATTCAAATCATTAAGTAATTAAACAATAAAATTTTATTCTTTTGTTGCTGTGGTCCATACCACATTTGACAATACATCTACGTTGTCTTCAAAGTTATTGGAGGGCATTAGCCAGATGTAATCAGGCTCTACTCTCAAATAAGCATCTTTACCAACGTCACAGACAATTCCTACCGACACTTTAATTGAACGGCTGGGATTTACAGAGACATTTATCCCAGACAAAGGAGATGTGCCCACCTTTATTCCTTTCGAGGCTTCTATGTTAACCCGTATGCATCCCATATTATACAATTCTTATTCCGGTTGCCGACTTGTCTACCTCCGGTCTTATTCCTCCTTCATAATCAGTGTCAGGAAGATAAGCCGTGGTTTCTATCCAAATTTCTCCCCTCCCTATGATGTTGGTATCAAGGAAACAAGTATAGCTGTTCTTATCATTACGTACCATTTCCGACTTCTTGATCGTCTGGGAATTGAGAGTTACAGAGAACTTGCATTCGAAATCTATGTCATCCATTGTCAAGCCCGAAGGTAGTTCAATAGATACTGCTAATTTTATGATCGTTCCTTTTGCTACCATTGTTTTCAACTTATTTATTCTTCTTGTGATAGAGCATTGCTGACAGCTATTCGATCAATGACACGAGTAAATAACTGCGTATACTTTTTTAGAGATTTAGCTTGTTCAGGGGATATATCAACTTCTCCTTTCCGGTATATATCTTGAGCAAGATTAAATTCTCCAAGATCACCTGTATTTTGATAAATCGCATTTCCGAATGCTTTAGATACATCGACGGTACTCTTGTTCCCTTCGAGATCGGTTAATTCTATTTTTCGAAAGTCTATTTTCATAATTATTATTGATATCTATAGCTAACTATATAATAATGTGAGGAGCAATATCTAAGCAAAAGGGTATTTCCTCTTCCCAAAGAAATTGCTCCATTTGAATCCAACTCTGGGCTAAGGACTTCTCCTGCATTGTTTAACAGTCTACCATCAGATGAACCTTTTAAGGTAATCCGATGAGCTGTGGTTGGGTTCCATGTAATGACAATACTTAAGAGAAAAGAGACATCATTATTTATTCCTAAATTTCTTTTTCCTGGTAAAACCATTCCTAAGTTAACAACAGACTGACCATTAAACACAAAATTATGAGTCCTTTTTATAAAAGTGGTAAGCACATCTGTATAGGCTTGCCCTATATATCCATCTTCGAATATTGCACGTTGTCCTATGCCGTATATGTTACCATCGTATTGGATTGCTGTTTGCTGTGACCAGCCTAAATCGTCTACAGCCGGACGGAATTTTGCATAAACGGCAGTACCAGAATCTACTTCCGAGCTTGTAAAATCAAATCTTCCTAAGCATGACATTCCCGAAGAAAGTGGAAACACATTAGTTCCAATCCCAGCCCATGATTTTTCATCTGAAAATTTAATGAAATCTTTGTATAGGGATAATCCTTCATAAGCATTGTTATGATTGGGATCATCAACACCGATATGTGTATCAGATATTTTAAACCCGGCAATTGTTCCCTCTACGGCTGCTAGTTTCTTTACGGTCAAATTATCAACATCAATAAACTCCGTCTTTATCTTGCCGGCTTCTATGAAAGTCTTTCCGCCTACGTTTATTCCACCGGTTTCTGGAAGAGATATTTTACCGTCAGATGTTAGCTCGACACCTGTAACATTATGCTTAATAGAGCCTTCAGTCATTATCCAGCCCTTCGTTTTATCTAAGTTTCCAACAAATATTCCGGAAGAACCGAGAACATCAATCGTCGCATTCTGCGCAAGAAGGACGTTTGTTGCTATGTTCTCGAACTCGCTGAACTCTTCCCACTTTGTTGAGTCAAAAGAAGTTGTAGACGTATGCGTGATCTTACATAACTTGTTCTGACCGTCATAGATTACTGTATCTATGAATGTCTCATTGTTATAATACTCGGTATTGGCTTTCCATACTCCACGGGGACGGAGCATTGCACCGGGTAACCCTGTTTTTCCTTGGCTTCCAGTGATGCAAGCCGGATCGCTTTCCCATGTCGAACCATTCGTATAAGTTACCTTTGTTTTAGTCCATAGGTACTTACCATCCTCCCATGCTGGAGACGTGGTAGACCATGCTCCGCCTTCCAATGATGAAGAAGAGGTTGACAGGTAAAACAAAACATCAACGGCACTTATCCCTACGCCATCGTTTCCGCTTGGTCCCTTTTCACCTGTTACACATACCGGATCTGTCTCTGTATATGTATTGTTAGTGTAGGTGATAACTACACGTGTCCAGATGTATTTGCCATCCTGCCATGCCGGAACAGAAGTCTGCCACGATCCACCGGTAGGCGTGCTGTATGATGTAGACAGGTAATATTGTTCGGCAACACTCTTGACTCCGATCCCAGTTTCACCCGTGGAACCGGTAGAGCAAATTGGGCTGGTTGTTGTTGATGTACTGTCTGTATATGTTATTACTGATCTAGTCCAAATATACTTCCCATTTTCCCATGCCGGAGGCGTTGTGCTCCAAGAACCACCAACCAAAGAATTAGAAGAAGTAGACAGATAATACTCTTCGACAATGCTTGATATTCCCCTACCATCATCCCCGGTATTACCTTTACCTCCGGTGATACAAGCGGGATTGGTTTCAATAGATGAACCGTCTGTATATACCACTTTGGTTTTGCTCCAAATGTATTTCCCATCTACCCAAGTTGGTGAGTTTGTAGACCATGAACCACCGGAAAGGGAGGTTGAAGAACTGGATAGGTAATAAAGGACATCAACGCTCTGTACGCCTTTACCGTCTTTTCCATCCTGTCCATCTTGCCCATCTTCCCCTTTAGAAATAACCTTCAACCAGTCAGTAGAAGAATCTGACGGCTCCTGCGTAGTCGTAGATTCAATGCAAATCCATGTGCTTCCGTTGTGGGTTACTTCGTCATAATACCAATACGTTCCGGATTTCCATTCACCCTTAAAAACCGGAACCGGTACTTCCGTCACACCGTCATTTGAAATCTGCTTGATCGTACCGGTCATGTAGATTCTGTTAAGATATGCACTATGTCCGGTCATATCCATTCCAA